TGACTGCCTAATGTACATTACAATTCTACTTCCTGCCGGAACGTCATAATCTACCCAAGCAGAAGTAACTGAATCATATCTGTTCATTGGATAATAAAGAATAGGATAAGTTCCTCCTCTTGGAGAGGTTTCAGTTATTTTCCCCGGTGCTATAATAGCTAATTCATCCTGAACAATATTAAAACTATTAGGATTAATCTTCATATAAACTCCCGCAGGAATTGGTATAAATACGTCAGGGTCTAATTCACTTGGTATCTCTATAAAGTTTGTTGCTTGAGATGATTTCTCAAGTACAGTTGCATACACACAAGAGGTGGTAGCACCATTTGAGTCAGCCTTTACAATTAATCTATCACCTGCCTCTACCTTGCGAGCATTCTCGCCTTCAAGTAAGAAGTAAGCATTATTTGTTAATGGGTCTTCAAAGAATATGCTACAATAAATTGTCTCATAGTTTTCTTCATCAGGCTTAATAACAAACTTATATCTTGTCGCCCAAACGGGCGGTAATTGAGTTGGAGGTATCGTTACTTGAATAGCGTTCTTATTAGCAGAAAACCCACAAGGGATATGCTCTGTATTATTAGGACTTACAAGTGCAGTTGTTGCTCTATTAAACTCATCCATATATACAATACCAATCTCATAATCACGATTGCTATGTAAACTTTGTGTGTTTGCAATTTCTTGGAATGTAGCTTGAGCTAATGTCACCTCATAATACTCATACACTGTTTGAGTAGGTGTGGTTAAATTATTAACGTAACGCATAGCAGGAAATTGGAATCCAATCTCATTGCTACTCGGACTTGTAATAATATTAATTCCCTGACCAACTGCGCTTATACCACTTCCGCTTTTTATCAAAGCATCTAAGTTATTTGGTATAGCACAGTTAAATGCATCTGTAAAAGTTGTACCATTACAAGCATTTGCAATAAGTTGAATATTAGCTGCCGTACCAACTGCGTTTTGAAACTCAACACTTGTAGCTAAATCATATACTGACGCATAATTAGTAGACAAGAAAAATGCAAAGTTCAATCTAACTATATCTGTTGTCTCAGTTGGAAATGGAGTTTGACCACTAAATTCAGAATGTGTTATGCTAACATCTAAGCTAATTGCAGAACCTGAAACTAAATTTTGACCTCCTAAATCAAACGTAACAACTGCATTAGCAATAGTTACACTACCATTAATTGAGTAGTTGCCTAAGTCAAGACCATCAGTAATACTTGTATTGCCTATAGGTGTTGATATTAAGTCAGTTGTATATTCAAATTTAATAGGAGCTCCATATTGGTCTATTAAATCATAGCCCTCTACATAGTTACCATACATCAATCTATTACCCATAATAGTCTGAGCCTTTGCAAATCTTGGTACGTTGTCGTACAATCTAAGCAATTCTGACTCTGACAATACAGTAAATATCTTGCTATTAGTAAATGTATATTGATACTCGGTATCATTTGCAAGTCCTAAGTTAGACTTGTCAAGTTTTTCAATTACCTTAATAACATTACCATCTGCGCTCTTAAATAATAAATCTAAACCAACTACAAGAGAACTTCCTGAGTTGTAAGTAATTATAGCAGAGTTGCAAAAGTTAGTCATACCATCGTTCAAAAAACTCTCAACACTAAAGCTAAAAGGATTAGGGACAAAGGCAGGTTGAGACCACTGAGACGTAGCACTATACTCTCCATCTATATATCTATATCTATATGCAAAGCAAATAAATCTTGTATTTAAAAAATTCTCTTGACCATTAGTTACGATAGGCTCAACCATTGGTGATTCTACCGGTGGCTTTTTAATAACAAGCAAAGACTCTGCTGTAATTTGGTCTATGTCTGCAATTGGATTAGGATAGTTGCTTCCTATATTTATATATCTTGGAGCATTATAATCATCAGTAAAAAACAACAAATTATTTATAATATCAATCCCTGTTATCAAATAACTTGGGTTGAAATTAAGTGTAGTGTTTATACCATCTCCATTATCAATAGAAATGACGTGATAAGTTAATACGCTTGTATAGACATTAAAAGAAACAATCAAGTCAAGTTTACCTGTAGCACCTTCTGAAAAATCAGAATCGTGTATGAACCAAAAGATAGTCTCTGTTGCGCTATCTTGAATTGCACCAATACATCTTGCAGACGCACTAAGTGCAGTACCATCAATATAAGCCAATGAAGTAAGAGGTAAATTACCCTTTGTGTTCTCAATAACCCCCATCTCTGAGTTCTCTGTAGAACCCATTCTAATATTCATAGCATCAATATATTCTCCTTCAGGCAAAAGTCTTTCATCTATAACCTTGTTCATCTTGCCTGCCGTAAAATTTCTCGTAAATTTTGCCATTTTATTTTATTTGCTTGTCTAATCCTCTTAAGTTCATTAAAAGTCTGCCCGGATGAATATTGCTAATTCTTATTTTTGCATTGCTTAATAACGCTCTTCTCTTCTTACGCGCACGCGCCACAATATACTCTTGAACACCAAGTTTAGAACTTAATATTTCATACTCAATTGCGGCATAGATATACGCCTCAAATAACTTGTTTACTGTAATCAAAGAGTTATCTCCGCCTTCCATACCATCAGAAACATATTCAAGAATACAAGACTCACCTGACATTGACGAGTCAAAGTTAATAACTCCTGCTTTTCTATCAATATTAAATGTAGGATTAAAGTTTGCAGTTTCTGTATTTAAACCATATGCTGCACCAATATTGCCTTCAAAATACCACATACCATCATAATTCCACCCTTCGTTTCCATCAAACTGATTGCCTTGGTTTAAGTATATACTCTTTTTAATCTTAGTCAATCTGTCATAGTCAATCTCAGAATACTGAGGACTTAATGCATTACCATATTGGTCGAATAATATACGACCTGTGTTATCTTGTAAGTATGCCTTAGATGAAAGCGTTTGAATATTCTCAGATAATGGACGTAACCATCCATCTTTATATAATGAAACACGAACCCAATTCACATAATCAGAAGGTAATATGTATCTCAACATATCAGGAACCGTAAGCTCCAATACTTTAATCTCTTTAAATGCATCGTAATTTAATTCCTGAATAGCACGCTTTGCGTGAAATAATACCTTATAACGCTCTTCATTATTAACTAATGAGTGGTTTCCTGAGTACATCAATAAGAAGTTATTTACAATGTCTTGTAAGCTAACATACTGATACGACCCCCAATTGGTATCTTCAGGCGTTACTCCTCCATTCTCGTAGTATTGATACTGTGATATATATGCCATATCTTATTTTTTATGGGTTATTTTCTTGTTGCTCCTTAGTCATACTAAATTGTGTAACCTGTGTTTCACGAATAGATATACCACAATATTGAAGAATCCTTGTAACTAATTTATATTCATCTTCAAGAGGCAGCTCAAAATCTTGGTAATCATTTTGTGATTGGTCAAATATAGGCTCACCATTACTAAGTGTTATGTATGTCCATTTAGGAACCTTAGGGAATCTAAAGTAAGTAGCTTGAACTTGACCCTTATTGCTTATTGTAGCAGGATAGATAGTTAAATCAGTGCCCTGTACAGTATATGAAGGATATTGAATTGTAGGCGGAGTTAAGTTAGAATTATTAAGAAGTGTCATATTTGAATTAATAACCTTCTCTGCTTGTACAACAGTTGCAGACGAGAATATGCTATAAGCATTTCCTGATGCTAAAAATATGTTTGAATCCAACTGAATTGCTGTATTACTCAATACTGACACAACTGTAGATACTAACCCTGTTGTAAGGTTTGTAACAACATCTCCTGCTGACAAATCATTAGTAGTAAAAGTTGCAGTACTATCAACTAATTGACTACTTACAACTGATGTATTAGTGCCCGTCTTTAAACTTATAGGTTTGCATTCAACATCTAATATCATATACGAATAATACCCCGTTGTAGTAGGAGTAGGAACCGAGAATCTATTAGCCGAAACTTTAGATAAATAGTCTTTTCTTAAAAAAGATTCTAATGTCTCAGCAATTGGCTGTTCCATATCGGCATAATTAACACCTGCGGTACGAGCATTTTCTAAATTTATAACAGCATTATAACTGCTAAAATACTCCTCAAAGATTTCCATTTGCGCATTCTGAGCATACAAATTAAAATCAGAAGGAGAGATGTATCCGTAGTTATTCTTATTCAGTACAGACAACACCGTATTTCTTACTGAGTTTATCATTAGTTCTTTTTTACAAATATACATAAAAAAAAAGAGGGTACAATAAGTACCCCCTCCTAACCAATAATCAATAATCAAAACCTATTATGCCAAAGTCGCTTCTAACATTTTTAAGGAGTCAATACCTTCATCGCTTTGTAAGAAATGTGCTACCATCTCATAAGGGTCTTCCCCGAATGGAACAGATAACATCTTCTTTTTGTTAGTAGAAGTATTAAACCATACCTCTTTCTCGCCATTCCTTAATACCAATAACTTGTTTTCAAAGAATAAACGAATCTTAGCCTGAAACTTTAATTCAGGGTCGTTTA